TGATTCCAGCTAGGCTCAATCCCAATAATCCTAGGAGTCTTGAGGGTCTTAGGGACAGAGATAACCCGAACGGGAGTCTCAGTCTCAGGTTCGAGGATGTCCACGGCCCCAAATCGGTCCTGAAAGGACCAATTCGGAAGGAGAAACTCACCAGCCGGTAAGATTCTCTCAAGCCGAGAGGTCCAAGTGCTGAGCGTAAACTTCTGATTTCCAGATAGTTTATCCGCAGTCGCCCCTGGACCATGCCTCGCGACGAGCTCCAGCTGATGGATTTTATTCTCCATTCGACTGAAGACACCCGCGAAAAGCATATCCGAAATCCGCAGAAACTCAGAAAGATCTTCTGGTGTCCTGCGGACGTTGGATTCATGGACATCCTTCTCACAATCGATGTATCCTTGGAAGGCGGATTTCGTCCGCTCTTTTGAGCATTCGATTTCCAATTTGCCGAAGATCAAAGTCAATTGTCTTACGGCAAATACAGAATCCTTGCAAGGATCCTCGACCAACACGCCACTATTAGAATCGAACACATGCTGAAGGAAACCTCCGAGAAATCGGGGGAGCCCGCCAGATCCGGTTCGAAATCCGGAAAACTGGTCGTCAGCAATATAACCTTGGTCGAGAGCTCTTTCGAACTCTTTTCCAAAGGCTGGAAGGGTAATCGTCAGAAACGATATCCCTTCGTGTTCGGTTCGCTTCGAGACGGTATTAATGTCTCGAAGGGCGCTTGTACCACACCAGCTCGCTAGTTCTCTAGCGAGTTCCTGCCAGAGCAACATCAGGCTTTTCACACCACCTCCTTGATCAGGGGGAAAGTGATCCTTAGCCTTATGTTAACTATCTCGGAGGAAAGGTTAGCAGCCACTGTTGCGGCTTGCCAGCCACTTCTCCACGCCTGCCTTGAAGTTCTCAAAGCGTAGGTCGTGGTAGAAGCTAATGCCTCCGTTTCCGTAGTGCGCAACGAGGTTCAGGAACCCCTCGCCGCACACCTCCGGAATTCGGGAGAACGAGTTGCCCGTGACTTCCATGTAGAAGTCCCAGGCGTCGTTGCCCGTCATCTCGGGGCAGGCCTTGAACAACCAGTTGTTAAGGTTGATCTTGAGCCTATCCGACTGGCTCAACAGTCCCCCTCCGGGGACCAGAGAGTTGGACGGAATGTGTGACATGAGGTTCCTTTCGTTGCGTGCGATTAATTGCATTTACACTACGGATTTCGCCGGGAGCTAGCTAGTTGCTAGCTCTCACCACCAAGAAGCTTGGTGATGACGGCGTCCGAAGAGGCGGTGAACAGGGTCTTGAAACCCGCGTACACCTCCAGAACCTGCGCATTCGTGTAACCGACCGGAGGCACGTCGAAGACGATGTAGTTACTCATCGAAACCTTCGTGTTCTCGACCGGCTTGTACGGATCGCTGGTGATCTTCGAATGGTCAATCCGAAGCACCCGCCGATTCCTCCGCCCGTAGGCGTTGGAGAGCGAGAGCTTCACCAGACCGTCCGACGACAGGTACTCCGACTTGTTCTGCAGCGTGGCGACACGCGGCAGAGAGATCGTCGTACCCGCAATCGTGACGGACTGCGGATCGGATAGCGCCATAAGGCGTGCTCCTTTACTAGGGACCCTTAATATACATTGGTCCCTGATTGGTGTTTGGCAGTGAACCTACCTCACGCGCGGGTGATACCCAACGCAGTGAGAATGGCGATCTGTCGGGCTGACAAGGCCTCCCAGGAAACGCCAAATCCAAAGGGGTTTGCGCGCCGCCGAGTCTTCGTTTCGATATTGAAGACCAGCGGCTCCACGTTGGTACCAGTTGAGTACTTGGTACCGTAGTGGGTGAAGGTACTGGACATTACTACATGTTCCATTATGTACCCATACCGCAATACCAGACCATCGGTGGCCCAATCGGAGAGATTATCAACAACATCTCCCGTATTGGAAAACCAGTCGACGGCCCAGCTCCACGGGGCGAGGTTCCAGAGAACATCT